GCCAGCCCCAGCCGCTGCAGCTTTACCAGCACCAGCAATAGCTGAAGCCGCATCACCCAACCCCATATCATTACCACCGCCAGTAGAACCACCAGCTTTACCAGAGATTTTAGCAACATGAGCTTTACCAGCACCAAGTTTACTTTCTCTTGATTTTTCCTTCGCGGCTAATGCATCACCTTTAAATAAATCATACAACGAGTCAACCGATTTAACGAGGGATGAGGTATCCACATTGATAAGTTCTAACCTACCATTGCTCTCTCCCATAGCTGTAATCATTTTATTAAATGATGCTGTATAATCTTTATCTACCATTACTAGTTCCTGTTATTATTTGCGTCTTCTATCTTCTGTGTTAATAAGGCAATATATATCTCACGCTCCCATGGTAACATATTATCTAGTTCTATTAAACTAAAATTATGCTCATGCATTAAAGTAAAATTAAGTTTATAATGATTTGTTAAGCTATCGTGAGATAGCGCTACATAAAAAAATCAATTAAACCTCTCAACTCCATATCATGTTTATGGCCACATTCTTTACACGTGTATGATATATCCATACCTAAGTAAGGAGCATCAAGTAATACAGTGGTGATTTGTGTAAATTGTGCAGTGTTTAAATTCTCCACAAAATCAATCATATCTGCTTTACTAACATCTTTACTTGTATATGTTTCTTCACCATAATATATTGTATCAATACTGTTAGCCACAGCTTCAATAATAACATCTGTTTGGGATATCCCTTCAGTAATATTATCATTAGTGTTAGGGAAATTAATATCAATAATTAATTTATCCCCTAAATCGATACGTAATTCTTTTGTATCTTTAACGTTCTTAATCTCTGCATTTTCTAAGTCAATGGTTATATCATTAATAGCATCGCACTCATCACATTTACGTGTTAAGTTTACAATTGCACCAACCGACACTGCCCTTAATTTAATAAAGATATATTCTGCATCGGAACCATTCAATGTTTCCATATCCAAATTAGTGGTACATGTCTTAATAATATCAAGCATGCCTTGTCTAATCTGAGCAGCATCAGAACTCTCTAATGCTACTAATAAAATCTTCTCTTCCTTAACTAAATAAGGTCGGTATGTAACTTGTTTCTTTGTTGATGGTACTGTTAATTTGTAACTTGGCACTTCAATTTTTGGTAATATACTCATATTATATTTCTTCCTATTATAAACTTAAAATAATCCTTTCACTTGTCCTACGGTAGCATCAAATATATCTCTACCTTTTGAAACTAAATCGGTAAACCCGTCTAGCAATCCTACTTCTTCCCAATCATCAAATGATAATGTTATTGAACATTGTATTACACTATTCTCTGTTGTATTCGATAATTCAATTACATTTACAGCAATAGGGAATGCATTCTTTAACTTAACAGCGTATGCTGGAACAACGTCGTTTGATGGGGTTAACTGTTGTATAGTAACATCTGTTACATAATCGTTCTTATAACTAATCTTTAAAGAGTCTTGATTAACCACTAATGCTTGCCATGAATCAAAATACTTCTTAGCAAAGTAATCATTAGTAAGGATGAATGAAAAGGTAACCTCATCAACCATGTATGAATAAGGCTTCTTAATAGCTTTATGTGTAATGAATGACTCCATTGTAGCAATACGTTTACCGGGCAACTGAACACTCTCACATAATAAGAACATATCCCGAGGATCATTAATAAATGCCATAGGGTCAACAGAACCACCAGACAGCAATGAACCAGCGACGTTAGATACTAAGCCACCAATATCCATATTGATTAAGCCAGGACCTAATGCATTCTTCATATTAGGGTGGGTAATATATATGGCGAATCTATTAGCTCTTGCTAAACCACCACGTTTTCCGATTGTTGATTTTAAGGCATCAATGCCGACAGGTAAACTCATCTACCACTTACTCCTTGAATCTTTCCAAACTTTAGACTTCTTAGCTTTAGCAAAGTTCTCAGTAGGTAGGAATATTGCTATGTCCCACTCTGACGCTTCTACCTTCATTATCTTAGAATCCACTTGAGATGTTAAATAGTGTTTAAAACATGGAGCAAAGTATTTAAACTTAGATGCTCCTTTTAATAATGCATAACTCAATTTTAATCGAGTTGTCTCATCATACCTTTTATTATTAGCAATGGCCGACAAATTATCTAAGAATATAGCCCTTTGCTTTAATGGTAGGTAATGTAAGTTCAACCCATAGAATCCACCAGGAGCTTTATCAACCATGATGGTTAATGGGAACCTATCATAATAAGGTAAGGTCTTTCTATGCTTTGGATCATACGCATACATAAACATATCGCCAACTCTAGGGCGAGACTTCTTAACTAACCTATCGTCCTTCATCATCTTATGCATGTTAATCTGACCCATGCCTTGTACTTGTTTTCTAAACCACGTCTGTGCTTCTTTAGATCTTTTACTAAGACCTTTACGGAACGCTTCTGATTCTAGTTTATCGAATAAGCTACCCATATTTATTTGTATTGTTTATCATATTACTTATTTATAACTTTTTTCTTTACCTTTATCCTTTTAAAAGACTTCCATATCTTCTTACCGGTTTTGGTCTTGGATACTTTGTTCTTCATAGTCATTAAGTTAATACCAAATGACTCTAATGTATTCTCTGTCCAGATCTCAAACTTATAACCTCTATCATCACAATACCTTTTAGCATACTTCCACTTAGAGGTATTCTTCATATAGGCTAAAGCTTCATTAAGGTTCTTTCTCTTAGGTGGTTGGGTTTGTTGGGCGGGTTTTATTTCAACCAAGACAACCTTTCCATCCATCCTCTTAATAGTTAAATCAATAAAATATCTATGAGGCTTCTTGTCAGTAGAACAAATGTATGGTATAATGGTCTCTTCTGAATTCCACCACTTAACCCAACTTTGCTTTTCAATCCACTTAAAGGTTTGTTTCTCCCAATAGGATCTGTATGTAACCTTAGTATGATCACCATTGTATTTTTCTGGATACTTAACTTTGTATTTTCCGCTGTAAGTTTTTCTCATAATCTGTATAAATAAGTATTATTCATAACTATTTATTCGACTATGGGAAACCCATTTCAAAGTATATCTGACACAGTATCTGATTTTGCAGGAGATGTTGCTGATGCTTGGAATCGTCCTGATAAGGGTCTTACCACTTCACGCTATTTATCATACCCGTATTCATTAGGTGATTCATCCGAGACTAGTTTAACTTATGATTCAAATACTGAATTCAACGAAGGTATGATGAATGAGCATGCTGATGCTAGAGCAAGTGGTGCTAATGAATCCCCTGAACCATTCATTATGTTTGAGTTCTTTAGAGTGATTGAACAAGACTATGATGAAGCCTTGTTCAAAGAACAGAACAAGTTATCGAAACTTAATAATAAGGAAACTACTGAAGAAGATAGTATGTTCAGTAACCCTGTAGGTAAAATCAAAGCTATTATTAAAGAGTCTATTCATAAAAAAGAATTAAAAAATGTTGTTGCTCTTTATATGACACCGGCAATTGCTATTAACGATACAATGTCATATAGTCAAGAATCCCGTAAGTTAGCATCGGTTGCAACTGATCTTCTTGATAGTGGCCTTGATAAATTTGGTGGTGAAGATGGCGCGGTGATGGGTGCTCAAGCAGCCGCAGCTGCCGTGGGTGGCTTGGGTGCTGGTTTGGCTAGTGTTATACCAGGCGGTGCTTTATTAGGTGGTGCTGGTGGTGCTGGATTAGGTGATGCTTTAGGTGATGAGATAATGAGACAAATGGGTAAGGCAACAAACCCTAATGAATACATGCAATATAAGAATACTGCATTAAGATCATTTTCATTTACATGGAAGATGTTACCAGACAGCGCACAAGAATCATCTGCATGTTCAGATATTATTAAAACATTTAGAGGTGCAGCTCATGCTAATAGAAAGAGTTCTATTACATTAACAGTCCCGGATCAAGTAATCGTTTCATTCCACGGTGCCAAGGATATACCAGCACTTCCATTAATGGTTATCTCTAGTGTGTCTGTTACGTATAACCCAAATTCAGCATCATTCTTTAAGGACGGCAATAGAGCGGTTGAAATAGATTTAAGTGTTACCTTAAACGAAGTAATGCCTATATACAGAGATGACGTTGAGATAAAAGGATATTAAGATATGAGTTACTTTTCAAACTTTCAAACAATACCATATGATTTAAATGGAGATGGTGTATATGATAATGTAACAAACTTAACAAGTTTTGTTGCCGCTTCTGAATCTTTACTAAATCAACAAACGTTTTATAATTTTGTACAGGTGCAAGACGGTGAACGAATTGAACAATTGAGTCAAAGGTTATATGGCACTACCAGTTATTATTGGACCTTTATAGTAATTAATCCAAATATTAAAAACATTTGGAATGATTGGCCTAAGAACTCTGCACAATTAATAGATTATTCTATTTACAAGTATGCGGACTTTGCTGCTCTTGCTTGTTCGTGTACCGATGATCTTTTAAATAAGTTTATTGTTGGTGAGTATATTCAAGGTGTATTATCAGGCGCTATCGGACAATTGTTAGCAGTACATACTAATGACAAATATATTACGGTTAAGCTTATTTCTGGTGAGTTCTTAGAGCAAGGCGAAGACTTATTTGGTTTAGAATCACAGGATACTATTACGGCTACTGAGGTTGTAAGTAGAGCATACGCACCTAAGTATCATGTTGATGATTCGACAGGGGATATTACAGCTCCGCGCCTCGCTGGCACTCATAAGGTTACTAACGTTGAACACGAATCCTATTTGAATGATGCTAATAGATATGTTAGAGCTATTCGACCTGAATTAATTAATGAGTTTGTATCTGAATTCCATAAAGAGCTTATTTAAATGAAGGTATCCACTTTTAAAGTATCGTTGGGTTATAACGGGGGTGGTACTCTTGATATAACCGATTCAGTATTAAACATTAATATCGAAGAAAACTTATTTGGTAACCTTAGCGGTAATGTAGAAATTACAGATGGCATTGGCTTATTAGATAATGGTATTACCAATCAAAATACTATTATATTAGAATTTGAATATTTAAAAAGTAAGGTTAAACATACATTATACGTTGATGGTGTTAATTATGTTGATACTACTTCTAGTTTAACTAAAAGGACATATGTTATTAATTTAAAATCAATTAATAGTTTATTAAATTCAGTTAAATTAATATCAAAATCGTTTAAAGGTAGAAGTACAGATATCATTAAAACAATATTTGACGAATCATTTAAAACTAAATTAAAGGTATTGGATAACGCTATAACTCAAGGCCATTATATAGCACCTAATGTATCACCTTCAACAGCTATATCACAAATACAAAGGCAAGCATATAATATAGATCACAATCCTTTCTTTATATTTGAACGATTGGTTGATAGTAAGAATTCTTTTTTAACTTCTTTAAGTCAAATTGAAGGACAGATTCCTTCAGCTACTATATCAACACAAATACAAAATGCAGACACCCTCAATAAAGTATTATCTAATGTAGGACAACCATCTAATATAGTTATCCATTCGGACAATGATAATCAGATTGCACGTAGTGCTTCAGGTGTATTCGGTAAAAACATTACTAACTTAGACCTATCCAATTCAAGTGT